ACTGAGGATCAACACTTACGTACTGAGTTCCAGTGTTTGCACCACCAGCGGTTGCAGCGTCAATTTTACCACCTTTTACGTATTCAGAACCATATACAAAAACTTTTAATCCTGTAGCAGTAAAGCCTGTAAGATCAAGCGCGTTGTAAGGTTTTACAGTTAAAACACCAGTTCCAATATTAGAATCTGTAACTAAACACTTAGCTTCAAGTCCAGTAGCTGGATCTAAAACAACAATAGTAGCTCTTGGAGAGATAACATTTTGAATAGTTCCACCATTTACTTGAAGATCAATAGTAGTAACAGAAGGAAGAGTACATCCTTCGTAAGAAATATGTAGTCTATTTTGCTCAGACCAAATAACTTGATCAGATGTCATTGGCATTTCAGCGCCAACCATTCGTAAGAAGCCAGACAATGTACGGTTTCCGTAACGCTCTACTTCAGCTTCATAAATTTCAGGTAAATACTGCTGTGCAAAAGTATCAGTGTCGCCAGCTGCAGCACCATCGTTAAATTTTAGGTAGTTTGAATTCAAAAGTTCTTTCCAAATTGAGGAGTTAAACTCATAATAAATAATTTTTTTAGTTAAATTTTTTAGTTTTTATTTTTAGTTTTGTAGAATCAGCACCGCTAATTGCTCTAACTTTAAATCCATTCAAAAATACATCACCACTATTAGATGGTCTATCTTTTGCATCACTTAAATTCTTAGAACTATTAACAACATTTTTTACAGCATCAGCTTTGCCTTGCTCATAAAAATGCGCTGCTATTTTATCTACGTTTTCAGCAGCATACATAGCTTTGTGATAACCTTTATAATCACTAACAGATCCGTTTTTATCAAGGAACTTCCCGATTAGATTGTTAATGTTTGATTGTTTATCTGCTACAGACTCTGTGTTTTGAATTTTATACCTATATTTATTTTCACCAACGTTAATATCGAAACCTTCGAAATCTTCGGTGAAAAGTTTTTTAGTATTGTTTTTAAACTCTTCGTGCTGTTGCTTAGTAGCTTCTTGCTGCTTATTATATCGATTGAAAAAGTCCATAGCTTTTTTATCGATTGAAAAAGTCCATAGCTTTTTGAGTGTCAGGATTTACGTTTGATTTCAACTTGATATCAGCGTAATATTTTTCCTTAGTTTCTTCTAAAAAGTTTTTGGCTTTTGCAACTTCTTCTTTAAATGCAAGTTTTTTCTTGCGTATATCTCTATCTTCGTCTAAATCTTCATCATATTGAAAATCTTCTAATAACAAATCAATATCTGAATTATCAAGATATGGTTTTTCTTTTCTATAATACTCTTTTAACAATGTGTTATCATCTACGCTAGAGTAATCAGCGTTAAGTCTTACGTAATCTTCTACAGATCCACCAGTATCTTCCATGAAGTTAACTAGTTTTTCTATGTTTTCAGGTAATTGCTTACCTATTACTTTTTCATCTCTTACAGCTTCTTTAAGCTCTTGCTTAATTTCTGAAGCTTCTTCAATTATTTCTATTGCTTCTTCGGCGGTCCGTACTTCTTCAACCACTGCTTCGCTGTTGCCACTGTCTTCGGGTTTTTCGACAATAACATTGCTATCATTTGTCTCTTGTGCTTGAACGGCATTTTCTTCTTGTTTTGGAATTACTACTTTTTTAACCTCAGGCTCTAATTCTACTAGAGGCTCTTTTGGATTTACGTTTACTTTAGTAACCGCTTCTTTAGTTTCTGTTAGTTTTTTTGGTGTTTTCTTTTTTAATTTAAATTCACCTTCCTGCTTAACAGGTTCATTTGTTTTTACTTCTGACATAATATAATATAATTTAAAAAAATGTTATAGCATTACATAAATGCTCCTAAACCTTGATCTGGTTCGTTTTCAAAGTCTATTGGTAAGCCATCATTTTTTCTCTGACTTATCATTTCACTTTGCTGTGTTGCTTGTATTTTTGTTCTCTTATCTTTACGATCTTCTATAAAAGTTTCTTTTTGATTAACAACTTGCATTTCCATTTGCTTAAGCTGCATATCATATTGAAACTGTCTTTCCATTTCTTGTTGCTTAATAAATGAAGCTTGCTCCATTTTCTTAATATCCATAGCTGTTTTAGCTTGTTCCAACTGAACTTTAGAACCAGATATAGCTTCTTGTTTTTGAACTTCTGCCATAGCTGTTCTTTCAGCTGTTTGAGCTTGAGCATCGGCTTGCGCAGCGATATTAGCTTGTTGGTTAGCTTGATCTCTTTCCATTTTAACCTTACGCTTAATCTTAAGCATTTGATTAGCTAATTTAAGATTCTTAATCTGACGTATGTCAATAGCGTCTTCAAGATCAATACCACCAGACTGCAAAGCAACTTGTATGTTTTGCTCTAATTGAGCTTTTTCTTCTTCATCTGGTTCTAGCTCTAAGAAAATACCAAAATCGTGTAAATTTAAATCTACAATTTCATCTAGTGATTTTATATTGTAGTTAGATATAGAGTTTTGTAACGATGCTCTTGTTAATGGAAATCTTAAAGCATCAGCTATTTTAAGAGAAACGTTTTCTGCTAGTTTAAGAGTTAAATACAAACTAGACTGAACAATATGTCTAGTAGCTACATTAGACGCGTTAGCGGCTAGTTTCTGTAATCCTACAAGAGTAGATTTGTCAGGGGTGCTACCATCTCTAGCTTCATTAAGCCCTGTTACATCACGTATCATCTGTAAATAATATTGATACGTTTGTATTAAGCTTTGTATCTTACCATAGCCATTAGAGCTACTAAGCTCTTGTATAGGCACTTTACCGTGATTCATTTCACCGTCTTGTGTCAACGATCTACCAACAATAGAACCAGTTTGAAAATACATATTTAATGCTTCAGCTGGATTGTAGTTTGTACCATTACCAAGATCAACCTCGGCTAGACCGTCCATATCAAGATAAACACCATCTGGCACCATTCTTGAAAGCACTTGTTGTAGTTTTAGGTGAGTTATTTGTATCATATCAGCAAAACCAATACATTTGCTAACAACAGACTCTATTCTACCTTTATACATTCTAGGTGCACAAATAGCATAATTCATAGCTACTCTAGTTGTATCAGCATAAGGTCTTGACATGTTTTCTGCTAACTCCCATTTTAAAAGTGTATCAGTACCTAACACCGTAGCTCCATTGTATAAAACTTCTATAGTTCTTGATACTCTTTCAAACATATCACTTTCTGGTGGATTAAAGGTATCTGGCTTTTCAATAGCTTTCATCAACCCTTGATCTGTTTGTTTTATTTTAAATACTTGATTATGATATGTTTTGTAATCAAAGTATAAAACTTGAACTGTATTTTCGTCGTAATTACCCCAACCATTTATATACTGTCTATTGCCAGGCATGTTTTGAATACGCTCTAGCTCTTTTTCAGATATATTAGGAAACTCTTTTTTAAGTTCTGGTATTGTTATTGATTTTATTTCACCTACGTAATATACATCTTCAAAGTTTGGATCTTCTGTATAAGAATAAACCATATAAGCTGGATCAACGTAATCAACTTTAACACCTTCAGAAACATTAAAACTAGTTTTAGCAGCAGCAATGCCTAACACAGTTAAGTCCATATTAAGTCTGCGTCTAACTAAATCATATTTGTTTTGTGCAAAAACAGTAGATATACTTTCTTCTTCTGCGATTTCTATAGACTGCTTATAGCTTAATTGCATTTTAAGTTCTAACTCTTCTTTAGACTCTGGAACGCTGCCAGGGTCTGATGACTGATGAAGGTTTATACCTAATATTTCGTTAACGCTTTGTATATAGTCTTTAGCAACCATATCCTCATATAGCTTAGCAGCATAATCAGTTCTTTTCTTTACTGACTGAGGATCTTGAGCATATGCTTTTATATCATAACTTTTTTTAGATATACCATTAACTACAATATCTACAAATTTAGATAAAATTGGTACTGGCTTCCAGTCTAAATTAAGATAAGACAAATCACCGTTTATAGATAATTCATCTTTATATTTTTGTATTGATTGCTCACCTCGAGCATAAAGTCTTAAATTATGAAAGTTATTCCAGTTGGTTAAATATCTATTGCCGTTAGTTCTACCTTGTCTAAACCACTCATACTCTATAGCTTGAGCAACTTGCTTTCCATATTCAAATGTGTCTTTTTCTTCGTTACTTACAACTTGACTAGGAAAAGAGCTATTATTATTAGTATAAACGTTCATTTAACTTATTATTTTTGATGTATAACCTCTGTTATCGTATCTTTTGATACCTATATCAACCGGTTCTGTTTTTCTTCTATTTACTGGCGCATACCTATGTTTATTACAAGCCATTAAAGCTAATCCTGAACTAATAGATGCATCGTGAGAAGTTCTATTGTTTATATTAAATTTAGCCCAGTCCTCTAATGTTCTTTGAAAATACATATCACCATAACCTGTTTCTTTTAAACCTACAAATGTTTCTATGTAAGATTCAATAGCTGCAGCGTGCGCTTGTTTTATATCTTCACTTGAGTTAGGTATACCACCTATTTCTCTTTCTGTTACAGATAATTTGTTTCTACTTCTATCTGGTCTATTCATTGCGAAACCTCTATAACCTCTTTTTTTAAAATAATACAAAAGTCTTGGTTTGTTGTTTTCAGCTAATATTGGCATACCGTAAAAAGCACAAGCCATTAAAACATCTTCAAAAAATATTTCAGCTGTTTGTGGTCTTGCTGTCTTCCATTGAAAACTTGGTTAAACCGTGTAAAGATCCATTAGAACCTCTTTTGTCTACTGTACCTGATATATCATATGGATCACATCCAAATGCTCCAATATGATCATTTCCAGGGTAAAACCTACCGTTTTTAGAATATTTTTTATTTTGCAAATGTACAGGTGGAACCCAGGATATTAAAAATCTACCATTTTTATTTGGGTTAAAAATAACTCTAGTATCTTGTTGACCGTTCTCCCATTGAAATGATCCTTGCGTAACATTTATAGAATTACGCATATCTTCGTTAAAATCAATCTGCTCGTATATTCTAGTTAAATTAAACAAAGACTGTTTTGTTTCATCTCTAAAAGCGTGCTTTTCTGTACGTGGAAACTGTCTGTAGAATTCATTTAAAGCGTCTTGATCTTCTTTTAATCCTTCTACTTCGTTCTCCCAGTATTCTATTACACCTATTTTTATCTTTTCA